TACCACGGTCTGAACTGCGCCACGAAGGCATGGGGCCGGGGGGACGTATACCAGCCGAAGAAAGGAAAGAACCATGTATCGCTGTGAAACGTGCGGAGAAGAATTTGAGGCCCCGATGATCTTAGACGGGTCGGACCCGCGCCCGGACTGCTTTTTTGAGCGGTTTCGGAAGGTGGGCTGTCCCTATTGCGGGAGCCAGTATTTTAACGAATTGGACGAGGAGGGGGAGGAAGAATGATGGATGCCATTAAATTTGTTAAGCAGTTGAGACGCATGAATGAACAGGGAGTGCCAAAGAAACGTTTCATTTATCCATGCGCTGGGCAAGAGACGGATCCGCCAGAGGAAGTTGTGGCCGAAGTTGAGGAATGGGCGAAGGAGCACCCCGCTAAAACCAGGCAGAGCGTGTTCCTTGAGCAGTATCCGGAGGCGGCAATCTCAAAAGACGGCGCCATAGCGATATGCCCGCTTGCAATCTCAGCCGCGTATAGGCATGGAAATGGCGCTTGCAACAAAAGCAATTCCGATACGTGCGCTGACTGCAAACGGCAATTCTGGTCTGCGGAGGTGGAGGAATGAGCGACTTGGAGCAGACCGCAATCGAGCGGCTGAAAGCGGCATCGGATATGAGCTTACGGCTTTTTGAGAAACCGTTAGTGATCACTTACTCCGGCGGGAAGGACAGCGATGTGATGCTGCATCTGGCAGAGAAAAGCGGCATCCCCTTTGAAGCCCTGCACTCCCTCACCACGGCAGACGCGCTGGAGACGGTGCGCCATGTGTACGATACGTTCCGCCGGTTGGAGGAAAAGGGAGTGAAGTGCACCGTGGATAAGCACGTTCAGCCGGACGGCTCCCGCGTGACCATGTGGAACCTGATCCCCCGAAAGCTGATGCCGCCAACCAGAGTGGTGCGCTACTGCTGTGCGGAACTGAAAGAGGGCGGCGGAAAAGGGCGGTTTATCGCCACCGGCGTCCGCTGGGCGGAGAGCACAGCGCGCCGAAAAAATAGGGGGGGGTGGGAAGTTTTGCATAGCAATCGGCAAAAAAGTCTCATCCTCGCCGACGATAACGAGGAGGACAGGCGGCTGTTTGAAGTCTGCCAAATGAAGGGGAAGCGGGTGGTGAATCCGATCATCGACTGGCAGGACGATGACGTACTGGATTATGCCGCTGTCGAAAAAATCCCCATGAACCCGCTGTACTGCGAGGGCTTCCACCGGGTCGGCTGCGTAGGTTGTCCCATGGCATCCAAAACCAGAATCATGGAATTTGCCCGCTATCCGAGAATCAAGGCGGCGTATATCCGGGCCTTTGATCGGATGCTGGAAGAACGGAGGAAGCGAAGTCTGCCGTGCCAGTGGCAATCTGGCGTGGATGTATTCCACTGGTGGATGGAGGACGGCGTTCTGTCGGGGCAGGAAGTTCTTGGAGGGTTTGAGGAATGAATGAAAGGAATGTGAAGGGCATGAACGATCAAGACCTCGTAAATGCGCTTAGATGCGTTTCAACAGCAGGTGGGCCAATAGGCGACTGCAAGAAATGCCCGTTTTACAAAACGAAGCCGGTCCCAAAAAATCTAAAAAAAACAGTCACTTCGACAGAGTGGTCCTACTGCGATGTTAACGCGGTGTGGCTTGCCGCAACCGACCGGATTGAAGCGCAGACGAAAGAGATTGACGCCCTGCGGAACGAACTGTGCCTGAAATGCGGAAACTACACGCTGGCCCATGAGGGGGCCTGTAACGGATGCCAGTGGAGGAGGTAAGAAGATGGAACGACTGACAAAGTACGACACCGATGGACAGGCAATGATGGACTGCCAGAAGTGCGAAGCGGATTGGACGGGTAAGCATGGTAAGCCGATGGCTGACTGCACTGCACTGTATTGCCGCAATCGTTTGTTAGATCGGCTGGTGAAATATGAGGATACGGAGCGGACACCGGAGGAAATCGACATGGATCACGAAGCCGCAGAGCAGCTCCGCCATCTGTGCCGAAACTGCGATCTTGACCGCTTGGAGAAACTGGCCGAGGCCGACAGAGACGGACGCGTGGTGGTGCGTCCGTGCAAGGTTGGTGACACGTTATTCAGAGTGTTCGCCGGAGAAATCTTAGAGCACCGAGTTGGGAGCATGAAATACTTCGCAATACAGGGACGGTGGGACATTGAAACGTACCCGTTCTGCCCATGCGTGGAAAGTTCCATAGGGAAAACGATTTTCTTAACCCGCGAGGAGGCGAAGAAGGCATTGGAGGCGAAATAATGGACTGCTTTAACTATTCGTGCCCTTTCCGGGAAAACACGTCAAGTAATTGCAATAGATGCGAATGTGTAGCCTGTCAAAATAGAAGCGACGCTGTGACATATATTGCAAGCAACCATACATTGACAGAGGCGGATATAAGGGCAATGGAGGCGAAACAGGATGGATAAGCTGAAACCGTGCCCGTTTTGCGGATATAAGGGCGTAGAGATACTTGCGGATGATAACGAGTATTTGTACTATCGGTACTTTTCGCAGTGTCAGAGATGTGGGGCCGGTGCAAAGCGAGGCCACACAAAAGAAGATGCTGCTAAGGAGTGGAACAGGAGGGCTGATGATGAGCGTATGTGAGTTCTGTCATGAGGACAGGGACGGGTACGTTACGCACTTGGACCGTGAGGGAATCGGGAGTGCGCACATAACGCAGTCTCACCCCATTAACGGCGGCTGGAAGCTATGCGTCAGCTCCGGCAAGGAGGTGCGCATGACGATCAAGATCAAGTTCTGCCCGATTTGCGGGCGCAAATTGGAGGCCTGACAATGGGTGACCAAATGCAGTTATATGACGCATCGGAGAATCAGCCACATGCAGATGCAGATAGAGCTAAACGGAAATGGGAAAATGGCTTTCAAAGGTGGAGCAACCAACAATTTGCTGCTAACGAGCACAAGTATAGTCCTTTTGGGTGCTGCGGGTTTGGCAGCATGTGTGATTACTGTGAGGATAATACGTATGGACGCCCTTGCATCAGGGCACTGAACAACATGCTCCGAGAAAAGCACCTAAAAATAGACTATGAGACGGCTGACTATGAAAAAGTATGGGAGGGGATTTTAGGCGATGGATGAATACATTAAGCGGGAAGCAGTGCTTAGAGCTGTGCAGGGACAGCGCAGCCCATGCCGAAGCCCTGCACAAAATCGGATGCTTGACTGTCTGAAAGCGGCTGTCATTCGCATTTCTGCCGCTGACGTGGCCCCAATCGAAGCGCTGGAACGTCTGCGGGACGAGCTGTGCGCGCAGGACCTAATCACCATGGAGGGGCTGAGAAAACTGAACACGTTGATTTGGAAATACACAACGGTGCATGACGGAGGCGCTGACCATGAGGCTGATTGATGTTGATGAATTGGGCGTGGGGCGGTGTAGCAGAGATGTTGTTCCTGCGGTGTATTGTGCTGGTTGGAACGGCTTACTTGGCTTGATCGAAAAAGCCCCCACCGTGGATGCCGTGCCGGTGGTGCATGGGCGGTGGAAGCCAGGTCGGTTCAATCTGGAAACGGGAAACTATGAGGAGCAGTGCACCCGCTGCCGGAATTTCTCGAAAGAGTACGGCAAGCCTTACTGCCCCAACTGCGGGGCCAAAATGGACGGAGGGACTGAATGAAACGGAAAGACTGGCTGATTATAGCCTTTTGGACGATGGCCATAGCCGCTGGCATTGCGTTTATCGTGTTTTATTTCAAAAGCATTTTGACCGCAGACATTCCCGTGTGGCTGAAACTGCACTTGTTAAGGGGGAAGTAAGATGGCCAAACAATCTGGATACTTGCAACGGTGGGAGAACGAGACCAACCGGCTGCTTCAGGCAACGATGGTTATAACCTCGCAATATGACATTGATACATTGCAAATCGCAATCCACCAGACGGAGGGCTGGGGCTATGACCGCATTATGAGGCTCACCGAAGCATGGGCAGAGGTGAGAAAAGAATACAGGCCGGCGCTGGACTACAAAAACCCGGCGGCGGACGTGTGTCAGGAACACATGGACCGGGTGTTGAAAGAGATCATCCGGGATAAGGCGGAGCTGATTCCGCACGCTGAGCGGTACAAAGATTTGAAAAAAGTGACGTATGGAGGCCGGAAATGAAGATCGGACAGACGGTGGAGGCGAAGTTCAAGACGCTGCCGGTGGAGCGGGCGAAAAGCGAGCAGTCAAGCGTGGAACTGTGCCCGGTTCGGCGGGGGCGGGTCGCATGGGTTCACCCTCGCGGCCAGCAGCTCGCAGA